TCCCTCATCATCAGGGGAAAGGATCATAGGCGTATCTGGAGGAAATTCCTTAAGTGCTTCAATGAAATCTCGTACCGTCCAGAAATCTTCTACCACCAGACCTCAACTCCATACTTTCCAGCCGGGATGTGACCTTGCTCGTACAACCACTCCATGACCATAGCGCAACTTGGCTCTGCTGTAAAGTCCTCGTACAGTTCTCCACCATCTAGCCAGCGCTGGAAGTTGGCACCATCCTCTTCCCAATAACGGTCCTCATCAGGAATAGTGAAATCCCTATAAGAATTCTGAGAAGGATAATCTTCACCCTCATGAAGATCCCAATCCCTACCGAGTAGTGGAATTGCGAAATCACGGAGATCATTAGACCATACAACATTCACTAACTCAGTACGAAGCTCCACTTTACTCCTAATCGAAAGGTTGATCGGGGAAATCCTGATAAATAGCTGGATTCATAGTACGCAGTTCTGCTAATACTGCAACTGCGAATTCACGAATTTCAGCATCTGCGTGCTCACTATAGCGCTTATATAACATGTCGCGCCAAGCTCTATGATTACCTGTGACCACCATATCAACGGGTGCAGCGTTTGGCAAGACTGCTCTAGCAGCCTCTCTTGCCTGCTTGCGCTTCAAACCCGAGTCAGTAAGAGTCTCTACTAGATCGTTATATGTGTCAAGTGCTTTGTCATACGCTATTTGTACATCTGCCAATGCCCAGCCACCTAAATTAGCGATAGCAGGTGGAATAACAGGCTTAGTATCAGAATAGTCAACGTAGCGCTGAGATACTACAGATCTACTCAAGTGTCGGTGGGTATTAAGCTCCACCAACAAAGCGCGACTAACTCCCTCAACATAGAAACTCACACTTCCGTGCTCAAGAACAGAGAAGTGTCCTTGCTTAATAATATTGTTTAGATATCCCGCATCAGTAGCTGTATCGGGATTTGGCATGTGCCATGACTGATAGCAAGCTCTACCAGCAAAGTGGCTTACACGCTCTGCGGAATTAAAAGGCTTCCCTCTATGAAAAGTGCCGAACTCCGTATCTTTAACGGAATCCGGCAGCTCTTCAAAATGAGTGGAAGCTAACACTGTTAACTTCACTTATTTCCTTTAATAGTTAGTTGAATAAAAAGCACGATCGTATGCTGTGCCCCAAGCTGCCTGGTCATCCTGCCAGTACTGAAGCTTACCCAGAGCGCGAAGGGCTTCGGGATCGATGGTAAAGCCGTTATCTGAAAGGAGACCCTTTTCTACAGCAGTCTCAATTTCAGATCCCTCATGATCCTTGAAGGCATCAAGAGGAAGTCCGAGATCAGCGAGGAAACAGCCAACCAGGCAATCCGGCTTGTCCTCCCACACATACATGCAAGTACCCGCAGAACCAGGATGGGTCTGATAGACAAAATCAACTCCACGAGTATCAATGATTGCAGGAATTCCGTCACGAGCCATTTCATAAGTGATGTGCATTTTCACGCCTTCTCATAGCTGTCGGACAACTGGGTAAAGGTGACTGGAACGCGTGCACCGCGTCCGTTCTGTTCTACAAGATATAGTCTCTTGGTCTTGTTGTCAACCTCATCTACGCGGTAGACAACATCCTTAATTTGCTTGTGCTTGTACAACGCTCCCGTGCGAGGCAACGTATCCTCCAAGTGGATAAACGGTGAAATCAGATCCTTGTATAGCAGAATGAGCATCAACATGTCCACCCAGTGCCTGTGGTGGAGTGAAGTTGCCGATAATGCTGCTGTGAGATAAGACGTTACCACTAGTCTGGATTGTTGACAAGTACGTCTTTGACTTCGTTACCATCATCAACTGACGCACTCTACCACGCAAGGTAGTGTCCAGCAAACCAGTAGCCTTAGAGACCGTTGAGTTGCTGGACACACTACCCCATATTACTGGTGGGTGAACTACATTGGCTCTTGTAACAGAACTTGTACCAGATGCTTTTCCATCTAGCAAGAAATTCTGCGGAGCAGACGCTAGCAGACGGAAATTAGCCTGTAAATAGGCTTGTGAAACATAAATTACCTGGTAACGCGTTGTGTCATAGGGATATAACTGCACATAACTGGAAACTACCGAGACCTTATAGAACTGGTCTGGGTAGATTTTCCATTGATACCACTGTCCTCTTACAATAGCCATTTGTCACCTACGATGAGTATTTATCTGCGCGATTCTCCAGATCTCGTCTGGAAATTCTTCTGGACAACTCTCTGGATACTACCTTAGAAGCAGCCTCTAGGTGGGTATATTCCGATTTTGAGAGTTTAGTTACAGCATACGCCAATTCAACAGCGTCCTCTGCGTCCAAATACTCTTCCTCTTGTTGCACCATTGCCTTAGTGGCCGCTACAGTCTTCTCCTTCTTATGGATAATGCTATAACGGTCAAACACACGCTGAAGATGTCTCTCAGCCTTGCGTTCAGCAATTTCATTTAGAGCTACCTGATATCCAGCATAGCCAGTCCAGTTAGTGAAATCTACCAGGAGATTCATCAATATATCGTCAGGTAGATCTGACAATCCTGGTGGAAGTACCGGTTGGTCGTCTGATGGCTTTTCTCTCAGAGGGCTGTTCTCTAACCATCCGCTCTGAATCGGACTTCTGCGTGCCATATTTCTCACAATCTTTACACGTACCCGTAGGACACTCTGGAATAGGACCATTCAAATCCAGAGCAGAGACAATGTTCGAGCAGTTGAGCAAGATATCCTTCGAAACCTCGGGATCATACTTGACAACGAATTCCTTTACACCCTGGTTGAACTTCGATTCATAGATAAAGATAATCTGGGTAAAAGGAAGTCCAATCTTCGCGCATAGCGCTAGATAGAGCTGTCCCTGTCTAATATGAGACGGGAACGGCTCCTTGATATCCTTCCAAAGTCCCTGAAGGTTAATAAAGCTGCCATCAGAGTTCTTCTCATAAATATCGGGTGCCTCTATTCTAGCTGTACCTGCACCTACCGACTTAATCTCGATAAGAGCATTCAAGCGTGGAATAGCGCCATCTGCATGTCCAGAGATTAGCAGAGGATCATAGCGCAACGGTACCTCAAGATACTGCATCCCTTCAACCCCCATGCCGCATATATGGCACTTATCAGGAAGGTTGTCAGATCGTACGAAAGTATCACACTTCAGACACTTCCAGTTACCCCAAAGATCACCCATCTTCCACAATCTACGCTGCCACTTGTCATGAATGTAGTGACCTTCGTCAAAGATGTTCAGGAGCTGAGGAGCGATCGTCTCAGCAGGCTTGAGATAGGGGTTGTCTGCCTCTCTACAGGCCAAAATCCTGTAGTAGGTAGCTCGGGGACACCAGCTCTCTTTGGCAGTCTCAGAGGGGTGCACAATGTCTTGGCGTCGAGTAGAAGGCTTGGCATTCTCCTTAATCATATGGGCTTGGATATCACCCACAAGTAGAGTTCCCTTAGAAGCATTGGCATAGTTGGCTAGGTTGCCTGAGAGTTTAGGTCCCCATCCACTGCTGATTGTTGCCAAGTTCTTTTTTCCTTTCGTAGTTTCACACGCTCTTCTGGACTCATTCCGCCCCATACTCCCCATCGTTCATTATTGACAATGGCGAATTCTAAACATAATTCTAGTAATGGGCACGGTCGTCCATCATATGTACCTAAGCAAATATTCTTTGCATCTTCTGTCTCGTCTATAGCATCGGGATCATCCGATTCTCCATACCAGGGATCATAGTCTGCCGTGGCTGGAAAGGACACACATTTGGCTGTCTTCTTTGGATCATCGTGAAACCATTGAGGAGCAACGCTACGTAACTTCATTACCAATACTAGCTTCTTCCCTTAGAGTCAGATAGTCATCCTTTGACATAACTACCCATTCGTTACCAGTGGATTTGAACTGTACCATAAAGATCGGCATTCGTCCATCCACTAGTGCTTGATTGGTTAGCTTCTCCAACTCAGCATCTTTAAGGGAATAAGATTTAGCATCTGTTATCTTCAATTCAAACAATTCATCCTCCGTTCTCACGTCACCCTTACGAATCCAACCATTTCCTGAGCCAGAATTGACAGAGCCCCCGAGCTTTCGCGCGAGGGCTTTTTCCTGTCTCTGGCTGTCTTTTACGTCAGCCATATTTCCTTACTTACTTGCGTCTGTCCAAGTCTTAGTGACTGGATTGTAGATTTGGACCTTTCCACAACCTGAATTCGAGCACTTACTTACATGCCCATTCACGTAGTAGTTATGTCCCTTTGGATTGGTGCAGTCAGTTGCCATTGCCACCCTTCCTTTTGTCCTTTGGATAAGAACACTTACGCATGTGCTCCGCCCGCTCTGTGTCAGTCTTGAAAGGCTTATCACAGAGCGGGCACCAGGTTGCCATTACTTCTCGGTGTTCTTGCTACCGAAAGCAAGCTTGATAAGGTCACGAATGACACCAACACCAAACTTCAGACCACCGAAAGCAGGCCAACCAACGGTCACAAAGCCACGCGAGAAACCACACGCGATCAGACCAAGGTCATGACCATACTTCGCGCGGTAATCCTTCAGGCTCTTACCGTTGTCCAGGATATCAGCAAGGGAGGTGAAGAAACCAATCGCATACACGACTCCACCAGCAATCCAAGCACAAACGATAAGTGCGCCCATCGAAAACATTTAATAGCCTCCAGTAAAGTAGTTTTCCTACTGCCTCAAGCCAGTACCCATTGTGCAGGTACTGGCTGAGGTTTTACTTGGAGCCGTCCGAAGTACCCTGGAAATCAAGATCCGGGATAAGAGTAGACGGACGGAACACCACTCGGTAATGATAGCCGCTGGCCTTAACAGGTGAACCCTGCTCTACGGTGTATGTCACATTATCAGACATACCAGCGTAGAACTTCTTATACTCACCAGGACCAGTCTTACAAGTAACTACAAGATTCTTCGGGTCATCAATGTTAATGGAGCAAGCTCCAGTGATGATCAGAAGGTACTTGTCGGTAATACCATTGATCACAGTAATTCGACGGTTGACCTCAAAGTGATCAGCAGCCTTGGACACATTGCTAGATGCTGTGTCTGCTTCGCTACTACAAGCAGTAGCTCCAATTCCAAGAGTAACCGCCGCAAGGCTAGCAGCCACGATCTTACGAGTGTTCATCCTTTATTTCCTCCTTGTAGTGACCAGCCCCGCCATCCTACTAGAGGATGACGAGACAAGCAACTACTTAGCCCGCAGGACAACCGCAGTGAGGCGGGTAATGCGGCGGATTCTTACAATTATTCTGATTACACATTACTGGGTAACCTCCCACTTGTGGATTTCATCGTTTTCATGTCGTTTTCTAGTTCGTATCCTATGACAGTTGGCACAAACTAGATCGCACTTCTCTACCTCAGCAATAACTTCTTCCATTGGTGCGGTGCGAGCAAGTAGAGAAGATACATTGTCTATCTTATCTCCACGAACGTGGTCCAGATCCATACACTCAGTTGGAAATGTTCCACCACAATCCATGCAGGGGTTTTGCTTAACCGACTCTACATAATCTACTAGAGCTTGTCTAGTCGGCCCCAAGTAACCAGGATTGTTAGCGCGCCATTCCTTGACACGTTCACGTTGCTTAGCCTGGTTACTTGGGTCCTTCATTCGTTCTCGTTGACGTGCGTTTATCTTTTCCCTATTAGCTTCCCGATAACGTCTTTGGGATTCTAACTTAGAAGGGGAACTTTTTAACTCTGCTGCCACTTGTGCAACTCGTCTCCTTCCAAAAGGATCTTGTAGCTTGCGTTCACCTCTCGCATGTAGACTACCATGCCCTCTGACTTAAAGCCAGTCGCTACCTTCGAGCCGTTCTCAACCAGATCGTCTCGGAGAGACTTTACATCAAGATCGTAGAAACGTCCACGGTACAGCAGAGGAACGATGTAGAGATTCGAGATCTCAGAACGCGCCTCAGTGGGGTGAAGAACCTCCAGCCAACGAGGAGCATTGAAGAGGCTGAAACGCTTCTCAGAGAGCCCGTAGCCCCTCTGGATGCCGCTTCCCCACCACTCGCCATAGTGGTCACCAGGACCAAGAACCTTGACCAGCTCTACCGCATTGTCGTAAACCCAACGCGCAAAGCCAAAGTTGTCTGTCTCCTTGCCCGGCTTAAGCAGACGCTTGCGGGACTGCGCCCACAGGGTGTACTGAACACCATCGATAGAGACAGTGTCAACCTGGTTCGAACGGTCTGCATCGATATCGAATGGACGAATACGAACCGCCGAATTCGAACCATCGATCTTCTCAGTCACAGTAACCTGCTCCTTCGACATGCGAGGGATGCTAGGCCACGGCTTGAACTCCATTTACTGCCTCCTGATTAGTGTTAACCGATATATGGTGCAAGTACCGTTGTTAGGTCCACCGTAGCACCAAGTGTGGAAGGAATCAAGACGCCCTTTGTTACTCGGTTGGACATGTTGGTGACCTTCTCAATGATGGTATAGGTGAAGCCTTCAGGGTGCAACTCTGTGTTGTCTGTACAAGGAACCGTGATGCTGAAGGTTCCTGGTCCAGAGCTGTTCGGTGTTCCACCGATTGTTCCTGGAAGGATAGCAACCAGTGGTGGTACTGTCAAAAACTGATCGTCTGTAGCGTCAGCTAGAGAAGGCACAGACGGAATAAACTGTACTGTGCCTGTCTCTCCTGCGCCACTGACGAAGTTAACATACTTACCTGTAACGGTAATTAACTTAGCGCCAGTAATAGTCATTCTTTATTCCTTAGTTGTAGCAATATCCAAAGTAATCTTAAAGATTTCTTCCTTAAGGTCAAGATTACTACGAATATCCTCAACCATGGGATCTCTACCCTGCCACTTAAACTCTTCTCCGTCAAGGGTTACGTAGCTAAACCAGGCACCAGCACGCTTGATGACCTTGAACAGGACAGCCATAGTAATGATGTCCTTCGTGGTATCAAACTCACCTGCATGGAATCCCTTTTCAGAATCCAGGAAGTAGAAGTCACCGAAGGCTACAGACTTAGGAGCTGCTGCCTTGTTCTTTTCTAGCAAGTACTTGTTGGTTTGTCCAACCTTTACCTTGCCCTTGCCTTCTACCTTCTCCTCAATAAACTCATCACGAGAAATCAATACGCGCTGGTAGAAGAAGTAATTCTTTGCCTTTCCGCCCGGAGTTGTCGTTGGCGTTCCATATGGAGAGAAAGAGCCGATTGCGTCACGTAACTGATTAACAAAGAAACCAATATAAGGACGCTCATGTGAGTAATACCCTTCAATCTTACGGAAGAACTGACCAGTACGTCTAGCGCCTAGCGCCATAGAGTTCTGATCCATTTCCTTTTCAATCTCTTCTCCTGCCGCCATAGCCGGGTAGGAGTCAATCACAAGGCAATCAAATTGATGTGAGGCTGCTGCATCAATTACCATCTGGTAAGCAGTCTCCATATTATTAGTGTCAAACACAATAACGCGCGCTACATCAACACCATTTTGAGCAGCCCAAATAGGATCGAAATACTCAGAGGCTACCCAGAAGGTTGTGAAGTTAGGATCTAATGCCTGATTAGCCGCAATAGTATTTAAGATAATGCTGGTCTTACCGTTGGATTCCTTACCGTAAACTTCTACCCACTTATTTCCTGGCCATCCTCCACCTAATGCCACGTCTAATGCTAGAAGACCAGAGGTAAACTTCTTAATCTCTGGCATTTCGGAAGCAGTCATAAGAAGAGGCTTCTTATCCTTCTCTAACTGCTTGTTCATCTGTGCAATAAAAGCCTTTAAGTCGCTCAATCCATCTCCCATAAATAGCGTAGGGCCTAGTAGAAGTTACTCTACCAGGCCCTACTGACATTGTCTAGCCCTTGAAACCGTACAGGCTTTCCCATGTTTCCATGTCACCTGTAGCGGAAACATACTGAAGAGTCAGAATGAAAAGCTTGATCTTCAGGTAGTTCTCATAGAAGTTATCGCTGCGCTCTTCCCAAACAGACTTCAGTGCCTCAAACACTATGCTCTCCTAATCCATTCGAATATAACGACTTCTAGAAGCTCCACGGGAGCCAAATTTTGTGGCACCTATGGATACACCAGGGTGTCTGCGCTGGTGTCTGTTAAGAGAGGGTGGCGTAATCATTTCTTCAAGCTCTTCATCAAGATTATGCCACCAGTTTTTAATCCTCTGGAACATTTTATTCCTATGCTGCGACTAGGTCTACCGTTTCACAGCCACCATCAGCAGTACAAGCTAGTGACTGTGTTCCCACAGTCTGATCATACAGTTCATACCAGCTTAGATCTTCCCAAGGAATGTTGGCTGGCATTGAGAGAACCATAGCTTCGTACTGCTCTTGTGTCAAGTCCTCATACGGTGCCTGCTTGTACACATGATCAGAGTAAGGAAGGAATGCTACTCCAGAAAGCTCATCGAAGTTCTTCCATACCCAAGATGCTGTGTCCAACCATTCATCTTCCTTGATGGTGATCGTAACAGAAGGCTTGTGCTCTGTAAAGTGACGCTGATAAGCAAGCCATAGATCAAGATGCTGAATAGCTCCAAGATCTGTACGAGTAATGGCATCCTCTGGTGCTGCAATAGGGAAAGAGAATACAACAGCAGAGTTATTCATTACGTCGTCCTCATAAGGTACACCAGCATCGATCATCAGTCTAGTCAGTGGGTCCTTCTTATCCGCACGAACACGACGAACGAAGTACTTAGCGTGCCAAGTATGCATACCTGACGCAGCATTGGCAAGCTGAGAGGTAGTACCTTCTGGCTTCACACAGGTTACAGCAGCAGACGCAGAGATACCAAGCTTTTCTGCCCACTCCTGGTTGATATGTACAGCATAATCACGAAGCCAGTCAAGCCATGCGTTCAGTACATCTGTACCTTCTGAACCATTTAGTACAGGGTGTCCCATTTGTCCTGTCATAGACACACCTAGAAGTCTTTCCTCTTCTGTATTCTCTCGCCAAATAGGACGAAGGTAACTGAAATCAGTAAGAGTAGACTGAATGGTTCCGAAGATAGTCGCTGCCTTGATCTTCTCCATTAGGTCAAGCAAAGTATCTTCGGGTCTTACGACAACTGTACTGAGATTACAGAACTGGTATGGGCGCAGAATAATTTCGCTACAAGGATTCGTTCCATAATCAATCGTCGCATCTCTTCTTCCATATTTAGCGGCTTGATTACGAGAGGCTTCTCTATTGAAAATTCCACGCTCTCCGGACTTGCTGTCATAAATGTTCTTCCATTCCTGCATGAAGTCTGACTGAGTTGGCTTCTCATTGTAGACAGCAGAAACATTAGCCAGTCCACGATAAGGATGCTCAATATACCACTCGCCTGACTTGGCAGTAGCTAGGGATTCGTCGTCAAGATCTGTCAGAGCAATCAAAGCAGAGCGACGTACTCCACCCACTACTACAACGGAAGCAATCTTACAAACGATATCGAATACCTCAAGGGTAGTCAACTTACGTCCAACAGCATTGTGGAAGATCTTGGACACGAACTCAAACAGTTCTACCAACGGATCAGGACCGCTAGAACGTCCTCCAAACGTCTTCAAACGGCTTCCTGCGGGGCGAACACCGCTGACATCCCAGGTAGGTTGTAGACCAGTGTAGAGAGCCTTTACAACGCCTCTCAGAGCCTTGGCCCAACCCTCCTTGGAATCCTCTACAACAATATGCAAAGGAGTTTCACGAAGATCTGCTTCTCTTCCTACAACAGGAAGCTTATCAACGTATCTCTTCTCTACTGAGAAGCCTACACCTGTTCCATTCATCAGAATATAAAGTAGCTCATCGAATGCTACTTCATCATCAATAGGAAGATAGGAACAGTTATAGCCTGCAATATTTGAACGTTCAAGGGCAGGACCAGCAGTCATCAAGGCACGCATAGAACCTAGAGCTTCCAGTCCTACAAACTTATTGCGTAGGAATTCGATATCTGATGACAGATCGTAATGATAATTCTTAAGTGTGTGTTCTGAAAGGAAAGTTAGATATCTATCCGCACTTTCCTCCCAGAATTCTCTTCGTTCTTTCTCATCATCCCAGCGGGCGTAACGAGAAATGGCAATAAAGGACTGATATGGGCTCATGGAATTAGACACGTTATATTACTCCGCTGGGAATGAGTAGTTTATGATTTGATGTGATCTCCGCCGCCTGTATTAAGGACGGCAATAGCTCCAGCCATTGTCTGACTGTCGCCTGATTGTCTAGCTGCTTTAGCTTCTCCTGGCTTTGTCTGGAGACTTCTTTCTCCGTAGCCGGATTGTTCAAAGCGTGGGTGATATCCACACTCTCCGCAAGCAATTGCATAAGAACCATACTGCATGTACTTATCGCTACCACAACCAGGACAACGCCCACCTTCCTTCAGGCGGACGCTAGGCTGATATTCCTGGTTTGCAGGGATACTCTGTTGCTGCGGAGTTTGTTGGGGTATTGGTGGTGAATTGTAAAGACCGAATAGATCTCGTGAAGGAACGGGAGCAGTCTTTACTGGTTCATTGTTCAGTTTGTTCGCCCAAAAACTCATTTGTTTCTCCGTATGTTATTAATCCCTTTTGAAGCATATGGGAGACAACTGTTTCTGCTATTGCTGTTCCCAATTTCACATTATGCATTCTGAATTTCAGTCTTTCCTCATCAGGCAGACGAAGCATGTCTTCATCATTGCGAATCAACGCAAGAGAAGCTGTCTCGGCTGCCATATAACAAAGCAAAGAGAAATCCATACCAAACGGAAGCATGGAATGCTTACGTGCATACATTTCCTTAGCCTCAGCGTCCAGTACATCAAGACTGGCAGGCTGTTGACCATACTTTTGTGGTTCATCCTTCATTCGAGTAGGACCAATCATGTCCAACATCATCGAACGGGATAACTCTGTGGTAAGAGCCTGCCACGGATCGATAGGTGCGACTGGACTTACTTCTTCAAATGGATCTACCATATTACTCCTTGCTTTCTCTAGCGCCACAAATCCAGCATGCTACCCATGAACGGGCGCGCTTCCTAAATGTAACGTATTGATGCGCGCCCGTCATAGTTACTCGGCATGGCTGATTAGGGCTAGCCGGTTGGCGATGCATTATTCCTTCGCCTCGCTCCATCTATTAGCGACAACAACGTCACCAATATCCAGAGGAACCTTAATCAGATCCTGTACTTCCTTACCAATCATTGCCTCTTCCAGAAGACGAACGCCTTCCGCTACCCGATCTTCAGGGCACAGAATAACAAGCTCATCGTGCACGGAAAGAATCATATGGATTTCCTTACCAGGATTCTTCAGTGCGTCTTCTGATGTTAGCTTATGCATTCGTACCATTGCAAGTTTGATGATATCGCCAAGCGATCCCTGTACCAGGGAGTTAATAACCTGACGCTCACCTCTCGCAAGGATAGAACGCTCTGCTCTCCAAGGCTGTGTGGGATCATACCACTCCAGCTTGGGAGCTTCCTTCCTGGCAATCTCAGGAAGGACTTCCCACACTCGGCGCTTACGCCCAAGCATGGTACGGATATGCGGGTCAGACTTACGGCTCTTTGCAACCTTGAGAATGTAATCCTTGAACTTATAGATCTCAGGGAATGCCTTACGGTGATCCTCTAGAAGTTGCTCAGCCTCTTCCACGGTAATCTTCAGCGTCTTGGCAATCTTTGCCTTCTGGGCTCCATAAACAATAGCGAAGTTCAGAGTCTTAGCAACGCTTCTCTGCCACTTCTCTACCTGATCAACCGGCACATTGTAGACCAGCGCTGCTGTCTGAGTGTGCGCGTCAATCCCTGCTTGGAAACCATCATACAGACCACCATAGCCAATCATGGAAGCCAGAATACGAAGCTCCATCTGTCCATAGTCAGCCACCAGGAGTTTAAATCCAGGCGGAGCCATGAATAGACCACGAATCTTCTTACCCAATTCCGTATCCGGTCTAGGAATATTCTGAAGGTTAGGCTCTCGGGAAGAGAACCGACCTGTAACCGTACCGTACTGAACGAGATCCGTATGGATTCGCCCATTGAAAATACGGCAAGGCTTTCCAGCTTCTTCGTCACCGATATAACCGATGACATATGTATTGAGGATCTTAGCTACTTCCTGATATTCCAGGAGAGCATCTACTACAGGATTCCCTACGTATTTCTCAAGTGTTTCTGCATCTGTGGAGGGCAATCCAGTTTTCTTGGAGAACTTAATAGGCTTTAGTGCCTGTCCTCCGTCCTTTTTCAGACCAAAAAGAATCTCTTGCTTTTGGGGAACAGAGTTAATGTTGAATACTCTACCAGCAGCACGATAAATCTTTGCTTCGATCTGAACCAGACGCTGAGCTAGGTCAACCTGCAACCCCTCAATCGCCTGTACGTCCACAGGAGCGCCTATCACACCCATCTGGCAACAGACTGCCGTGACCTGGTTTTCAAGCGCTGTAATAGGCTCTAGAGCCTCTTCCTGGATAGCCTGACGGAACTTCTTCCAGAGCAACCAGGTGTTGCGAGCGTCTAGCAGGATGTACCGAGCTACCTTCTTGAAAGGATGAGCCTCAATACACTTACCAACTTCCTCCTTGTCATAATCCAGGCCGTAGTACCAATTGACCAGAACCTTTAGCTTCTTAGCAAAAGGACGCTTAGGTCCCGCTGCCATCTGACCAATGTTCTCGTCAAGAATCCACTGAAGAACAATGGAATCCTCTACAGGTTCAGCAGGAACAGCACCGAAATTCTTTTCCACTGAGATCAAGTCGAATGGCGCGTTGTGCGCAATCTTTACAATCTTCTCATTGAAAAAGAGCGGACGAAGAATCTCGAATACACGACTAGGCTTTAGCTGCTCTGGTGGTGCGTCATAAATGTTGGGGTACTGTACAAACTTCTTTGTCTCAGGATCTTTCTTCTTATGAGCCTTCTGAAGTAGTACATCTCCATTCGGATGACCCATAGGAATACAGATCGTACGTCCATGAGTAGCGAGAGCAATCCAGACCACTTGATTCTGAGTAGGAACACCACGAGTGTCAGGCATAGCGCCATCCATTGTCTCCGTGTCCCATGCAAATGCATCTTGCTTAAGGAAGTATTCCACTTCCTTCTTTAGCTGTTCCTCGGTGAGGATCAGTCCGTCCATTAATCGATATCCTCTCCCGGAGCCATGAACTGAATAAAGTAATAGTCGTAACCGTACTGACCCTCCCTCTTTAGGAGAACCATTTCGTCAAGGGAATCCCAGTGCTCCCATTCGTAGTCATCAAAGTGACCCTTCTTTTCCCACTCCTTCAGCTTGCCCATTGCGATCTCGTGTGTCCAGGCAAACTGTACATCATATTGATCATGACGTCCACAGCCATCATAGGTGTAGTGACGGATCATAAAGATTCCATCGGGCATGTTGTCCACTGTTCTCTCCTAACGACGAAGACCCTCACTGACAGAAGTTAATCTACCAGTGAGGGTCTTCATGGTCAAGCCTTACTTGCGGCGGGTTTCCATCTGGAAGTCAGAAGGCTGAACCTCAGAGGCAACGTCCTCAAGGTACTCGATGTCGTTGACGTACACAACCTCAGCACCGTAACGATCCTCGTTCAGCTCTGCAATCTCCTCAGAGTTCAGAGGCTCAAGGGAGTGCTCCTCAGCCAGGTAACGAGCACGCATGAACGTCACGTTAGTACCCGGAGCATCACGACCAGCAACCTTGATGTGCTTTACCTCAAAGTAAGAGCCCTCATCAGCAAGGTCAACTTCCTTGTCCTCAGAGATGTCCTGAAGCTGAGAAGAAACCTCAGTACCAAAGGTCCAAGTCTTCACCTCAGTAGGATCATCCGCCATGTCCACAACGTTCATGATGAACGTCCAAGACGCACGAAGCTTCTTACGACCAGCAGGTGGAGTCAGAGCGCACAGAGGGCAGTCAGCCAGCAAGCAGGTGTAGTAACGCTTCTTAGAGTTGATGTAGTGACGCTTGTACTTAACAGGCGGCTGAGCGTCAAGCAGCTTAAGCACGCGAGTACCGTTGTCCTTCAGCTTCAGGACAGGAGCCTTGACAGTCTCAGTACGCTCTTCCTGCTTGGCTCCCCAACCAGAGGAGACAGGGCCGCTAGAAGCACGACGGGCGGGGCGGGGAGCCTCTTCCTTCTCCGTGCTGTAAGCCTCATTCTCAACGTCGTGAGGCATGTCCATGTTGGAAGTGTCAGCGTCGGTAACACGAGTGCGGGAAATCTTAGCCATTAAATAGTTCTCCTTATTAGAATGCGCTAGGGCATATAGAAAGGTTATTAAGGGTTGGGGATGATCTTAGTAATAAGTGATCCCCGATTTGTAGCCATAGAGCGAGCCCAGGAAAGGTCTGCGCCCTGAATTTCATTGAGCTGATCGGAAATCTCAACTCCGACAGCCTCAAGGTCTGAGTCTAGCGGAACATTGCGCTTAATGCTAGTGAAGATTGACATCTTCTCGTACTGAACAACCGCAAGATCCCAGCTCCTTGAGTAGGTGATCTCAAGCATATCACCCTGCTCTGACACTGTCACCTTGTCCAGTGGGGTCACGCTTGCAAGAGCCTCTTGAACAACAGCAGTGCTTTCTGCTGGAACATCGTCTCCGACAGACGTCTTCCTTTGTCGGGCAGCCATACTCCCTCTTCCTTCGCTATCTTAACTAGTCCCTCCACCATAGCACGGGTGTACATTCTACGTCTACCCCGTGGATCAGAAGAGGGCTTCATGTATGGGGACTTCGGTAGGATACCCTCTCGCTCCCACTTGCGCAAGGTCACTGCGGATCTGTTACCTAGTGCTTTGCCTAACTGGCCAATGGAGAAGAACTCTTGCTCAACTCCATTGGCCAGAAAGACG